AAGTCATTCGCAGTCTTTTCATCAACAATTAAGTCAACAGTGTAGACTGGCTCAAACTTTGTGTTTGGAGTCGTTATACTTGCCCATTTTACTGAGCCTTCTAATATAGCCATAGTGTATTACCTCCGTTCAGCTTATTAAAATTCTGTGAGAGTTTTGAGCCAACCACTCTCCGAGTTGTGGATAGTACCAAATCAAGCAACTTAAATGGAGATAGAGAGGGCTTCTTGATTACTCGTTCTTTTAATCTACCATTTTTCTGTATCATCTACAATTCCTTTTTCGTAATTAAACTTTCTACTTACTTGGTATGGGTTTCGCCCTACACCAACATACTCAAACTTAGAGTATACCATGCTCGGTGCAACGTGGTCAAGGTATCTAACTACATAGCCATTTATCTTTTTAGCAAATGCCTCAACCTCTTCGTAAGTGCCATAAACATAATGCATGACATTATGGTCATCAAGCACTACCGCTTTTTCTATCATCTACCTTGCCCTCGATATTTAGTTTTTTGTTGTAGTCTTTTATGTTTGTTCATGTGCTTGGTAGATTTTTTAATCTTCCTGCCACGACCCGCCATGCCCTGAGAAGTTGCTTTCTTGACATGTTTAATTAAGACTGTTTCTTTTCTCTGTGCCATCTAATCTGTATAGTTCCTCAATGATTAAGTGTTCGTCTTTGATGTTACCTCTAGCTTCTTTAAGAGCCATCAAGTCTCCATCAAAAGTAAATGATTCGTCTGTCTCTTTATTGACGACAGAAATAATATCTGTCACTCCTGACATAGAAACAAGATTATCAAATGCTTCTAGCGTAGAGTAAGCAAAAGTTTTTATTTCATCTTCTTGATTGTCTAAGACAACCTTACATATATATTCATACATTTAGTACCTCTTTTAGTTTTGTATAAGTTTTAATTTCGGGATATTTTTTTAACTGTTTTAAAAGCCATCTATCTGACATATAAACTAAGGTAATCCCTTTAATACCTTTCATATAATTATCTTCGGGTAATAAACCCTCAACATTATCAACAGTAATTTTGTCTGCTTCCTCTTGAGGTAACAAACTCTTTAGCCACTCAACCTGAATGGGTCTAATTCTTTTTTTTAATTCTTTAACTTTTTTCTTGTTCAATTTCTATTACTCCATCATCAAACATATCTTCAAGAAATGTTTTAGCATTGTCTAAGATAACTGCCTTGACATAGTCTTTATCTTCTGCCTCAACAGTTACAGTCTTTAATTTACCAATATAAATTACAAACTTCATATTCTTTCTTCCGGATAATAAACTTCCATGTAGATTTTTTCTACTGCTTCTTTGTATTCTATATTAGTCATAGATGTAATCGGTAGTTCTTTGACTAATGCTTTAAAATGATAAATTTTATTGTCCATATTTAACCTCTATTTATTCTTTCTGAATTTACACAAACAAAAGTTTCTGCATGAGTTTGATATTCTTCCTCAATATAATTTTCCAAGCCGTCATAATTTTCTGTTAAAAAATTTAAACAATCTAGTTCGGAATTAAATTGATATTCAAAGACATGAATATCCTCAATCACTACTGCAACAGTAGTTACTTCAAACAAAGCTACTAATATCCAAATCATGTTAAGCTACCTCCAGTTCTTTTTGTAGTTCCTCAATAGTCTTAGGAATATTTTTATTATACCTTTTTTTGTAGAAAGATAAACCTTTACTAAGAGCTTTCTTCTTAATCTCTAACTCTGCAACATGACCTTCCCATGTTCTAAAATCTTTTTGTCGGCAAATATCTTGCCACTTTTTGATTGCTAGTCTTCTAAAGTTTCCTTCGTTAGAGAATCTAAGATAGACCCACTTGCGACCAACAGAACGAACAGTGGCTTTGCGATAGCCACAACCTTCGCCCCTCAGTCCAGTCTTTATATCATCATGGTAAAAATAATAATGTTCCATAAGTTTTCCTCAATAGTCTGAATCAATATATTTTACTGTTCCTTGTTTATCAAATTTATTATTAAGTTCTTTTGGTTTGTAACCTAATAAAAATAAAGTAGATATTGCTATAGTAAAAGCTACTATAACAAACATCAATAAATAACCATGCACATCTTCCATAATTACATCCTATAAAAATATACATCCCATTTTACTGCATGTCTTAATGGGCAAAATGGAATTGTTCTACGATTGTAGTTAGGATTTTTTCTACCCCACCTACCCTGACACTTAACATAATGGTTAGTAAGTCCTAACTTATTAGTGTAAGCTATTGTTTTTCTTAACTTTTTTAATTCATCTAATCCTTCTGCTTTATTTTTATCGTTAGGATTAAATACAGTAAAAGCATAACTGCTTGTGCGATACTTGGTCATGCTTCCTCCTTAAATTTAAAAGCTTCTACATCTTTGTATCTAACATCAGACTCTAAAACTACTAATAGTCTTTCGTATGCTTCCTCTAAACTATTAGCTTCTATCTCATCATAATAAGTGACAATGTATTTCTTCATGCTTCCTCCTCCAAATGTCTTGTAATTAAATTTTCCATAGCCTTTCCAACCTTCATAATCTTTTGTTTATCAATCCACTTGTGTCTATCTTTAATCTCATAGATTTCAACACCTTCAAAGCTGCTATCATCAGCTCTTCGCCACCAATCTATGACTCTGTTTTTAAATGGGAAAATGCTATCAGTATTATCATACTCCACATAAACTGTACCTGCGACATAATCTTCGGCTACAGTTACTCCTTTGTCTATTAATTTAGGTTTCATTTATTTCCTCCTCGTCTATTGAAAGCCAATCTTCATCATAAAAGCTTTGATGTTCTGCCCACTTCCAATCAGTAGCATCTGACTCATTACCATCTTCCCAAAATTGTGTACCATCTTTTAAATAAATAAATAGTCTTGTCCACTTACCTACTTTTATATCTTCAATCTCTTCCATTTCAAAATTGTTTTTTTCAGCAATAGCTTTAATATCCCATGAAAGGGTAGTGTCATACTTTGCTTCTACATATCTAACTTTAGTCATGCGACCTCCTTAATTATTTGATAACCATTTTCTTTTTGAAACTCGTATGTGGTACTGCCTTCAACCAAACCATCACATTCTTGACAGATTTGTTCCATATCAATACCACTTTCTCTTTGCACAAACTCCCAACCTTCTTTACAGTTAGTGCAACTTTCAAGAACTTCAAAAACTTGTTCTTCAAATTTAACTTTCATACCTTTTTTATAAGTCATGCGACCTCCTCTTTAATTTCAACTTTATCCCCACATTCTAAACACAACCATTCGCCATTAATAAATCCAATGTTCCAAGTAGTTTCTTCATGTTGTTCAAAACAGTATTCACATTTTTTCTCTATCATATTTTTACCTCGTATTATTTTTAACTATATGCCAACAAGCATGGACAAATTCTGCTACTTCTGTATCAGCTTCTCCTTCATATTGGTCTGCGTAAAGAAAAACAATTTCTTCAATGTACTTCATAGCTTCTGCTACTGAAGTAGGTCTTTCATATACTTCGTACTCTGCCATATTTATTTACCTCTATTTTGTTTCTTCTAATTAAACTAGCTCTGATATTATCAAGAGTCTTTTCAGTTACCTTACCATTATGTTTGACTTTCATTTACACCTCTGAAAATTCTTCAAATCTTTTCTCAATGACAAGATTAATTAACTCATCATAAGATAATTTATTTTCGTAAGCATCTTGATATTTCATACCAAGTTCAGCTAGTAAATCTTCTGCGGAGAAGTTAGCTTCAACTACTTTGCTTTCTATATGGTCTTTGATTATTTCATTGTATTCGTTAGACATTTATTTATCCTCTAATTTTTTTAAGCGTTCAACTATATCTTCTAAAGCATCATTAACCCAATCACTAACCAGTTGTTCTACTTGACTTTCCATATCGTAGAATGATGGTTTGTCATTTAGGTCAGCTTCATTTGCGTTAGCTAAATCATTAACAACTTCTATTTCTGATTCAAGTCTTTCGACTTCAGTAAAGACTCTATCGTCTATATAGTCATCGAGTTTAATTAGCTTTCTTAAAAAGTTAGCTATTATTTGTTTCATTTTTACCTCTCTATTAGTTTAAGTTAGTTAAAATATATTCGCCACTATCTATTTTCATTTGAGTAACACCTTTGTTCTCGCCTAAAAACATATTTCTGTAGCGACCAGTAGTAACAGAATAATCCCAATAGTATTCATCAAGATATATTACACCACTATCCATTCTTTTAGCTATGATTGAGTCGTAGCTTTGCAAATAAGTCGCATCATCAGTCTCTATTTCAAACTGATTAGCAACTGACCTACCACTATTACTTTTCATGTTTCTTACTTTTACCATTAATACCTCCATTAATTTTAACAGTTTTTATTTTACTAAGTTCGGCATTCTTGCCTTGCCTAATTCTATCCATCATTTCCATGTGTTCTTTCATTGTCATAGTCATAATTTACCTCAGTCTTTGTAATAAAAATCAGCATATTCTATTATATCTTCTACTGCTTGTAGCTGATATAATTCTTCTTGGAATATGCCGTTCTCTGGTTCTGATTCAATTTGATTCCTAGAAACATTAATTAAGTTTCTAATAACTTGTAAAGCTGTTTCTAGTTCTTTGCTTTCTCTTTTAAATGTAAGTTCTACACTCATTTACTTTCCTCCTCGTCTTTTACTAATTTAAGTTTTGGTTTAAGTCTTCTAAGTTTTTCCTCTGCTCTTTTACTAACCTCATCTATCTTTCGCATAGTCCTTGAACAACTTGCAAGATATTTGATTTCGTCTAAAACAAAGTCTAACATATCATCTTCTAAGTCTTTAAATATCTGAGCTATAGCTATAGCTTCTTCATCTTTTAATACTCTAAACTTCATGCTTTACCTCTAAGTTCTTTCATTTCTTGTTTAAACTTTTGTATTGCTTCTCGTTTAGTGTAAAAGTAATAGACTCTTGTTTCCAAGTAGCCATTAACACTATCACATATTCGCCAAGCTCCTTCTCTGTTTCTATCTATATCCATTATGCGACCTCCTCATATTTTTCTTCTGCTTTTGCAAAACAATCATCACATAAAGCATCATATCCTTCCATGCATTCATGATAAGAATCTTTACAATCTCCTTGCCAATATAGTTCTTCCCAAGTATTAACAATCAATTCACATTTATCACAAGTATTTAAATCCTCATGCAAATGTTCTTTTACATCAAAATCTTTAGGAAAATCTTTTAAATATGCAGTTCCAAATTCTGCTTCAACATCTGAAGTACCCCATATATTTAATTCAGATTTCCAAAGTGGCTTCTGTACTTCTTTTATTTTTTCCCAAGTTACCTTACTCATGCGACCTCCTCTTTTTTCTTTAAATATAAAACTTCTACACCAACATCTTCAATAAGTTCTTCAAGTAATTCTACAACCTCTTTATGTTTAATAGGTGTCGTGTAATCTACTCCACGAAACTCAGGAATATCCACTGAGTAGTGGTGTCTATCGTATGCCCATGTAAAGACAGTTTCTACAACACTCTGTGCGTATTCAAGGTCAGTAAATCTACCAAGACTATCTAAACCTGCGGGATTAAAATAACCTAAGCATTCAGTTGCCCCATTAAGAGCATGAGAACACTCAACCAATAATTGACAAAGAGTATTTAACTCATACTCAGAGCCATTTTTATTAATATTATCTAACATTTCTATCTCCGTTTTAACTCTCCATTTAGTTAAGCGATAGCTAGTAAGGTAGGAGAGTTATATGAAAAAAATTCCTCACTAGCTATCTAAAAATCTACACCTCCGATAAAATTAATTCAATTTCATTAGAGTCTTTGGTAACTTTTATACCAACAACCTTTTTATTTGATTCTTCTACTCTGCTGAAATGATTTTTCATATCTACATTTCTAACAAAGAAACCACCTTGACACTCGCCTTCAAAGTTGTCTAACCAAAATATTTCACTCATTTATTTTCCTCCATTTAAAAATTGTTCAAAGTAATAGAGGGGAGTTTAAGTTATAGTCAGTAAACTCCCACACTAAAAATTTGACTGGCAATTTTAGTTATATTATTTAGAGTCGTTATAACATTACGCACTGCAAAAGAACGACTATATCTTTTAGCTTTCAAAATAGAAAGCAACTTGTACACCATTAATAGTTTGTATTTCAGCTACTTCATCTAATCCTACTTTTTCTTGGTCAGATAAACTGTCTAATCTAACCCAAGAAGTATGCCCATATTTATCAAAACAAATATCATCATAACTCATTCCTTCAAACTCATTATAATAAAAAACAATACTAGGCAACTTAATACCAGTGTTTTTATTTTTTATTTCTTCGAGTTCTTTTTCAGAAAGAGTATCAGTAAATGCCCAATTAGTATGTCCATATTCTGCTCTGCAAATATCATCTATCTGCTCTGTAATATCTTTACTCATAATACTTTCACTTATCCTATTTGCCCATTCTCACAAATCCAACCAATAGTCCAACCATCTGTGCCTCTAAGCTCTCTATTATACTGATTATTACTTCCAAAAAAACCCCACCCTGTTTTATCAAACTGAAAAAATTCTCCTGTTTTATCAAATTTATATATTTGTATTTTCATCTTCTCCTTCCTCTAACTTAGTTAAAAACTCATCTACTACAGAAGCACACCAATCAGGAATATCAATAATATTCTCCTCAGTATTATCTTCTCTAGTTATTTTTAGACTCCAACCTATTATTTGTTTATCCATTTTATTTTCCTCCGTTTAAAAATTGTTCAAAGTAAAAACCTTCCTCGCCATAAATATCTATGTAGAGTTTTGCTAAATCGAATAGCTCAGGCATAAATTTAAAAACTAATTTACTGTTATTACTATCCAAAGCAACAACACTATTAAATGCTTGATTAACTGTCTTTGCTATTACTTCTGCCCTTGTACTAGCAACTCCCTTGTCGATTAAGTACATAGCTACTAAGCTATAAGTTGTACTTAAATCAACATGATAATCACTATGATTTTGTTTAGTTTGATATATTTGTTTCATATTTACTCCTTGTTTATTTTAAGATTTTCTGCGACACGAATAAGTTCTTCAACTTCAAAATTGAACTCGTCAATATATTGGTCTTGGAACTTATCTTCTTTTTCAATTTTATCAGTAAGAATTTTTAACCGATAAATCTGGCTAGTTAATAATCTAATTTTTTCATTAACATAGCTAAGTATTACTACTCTCATGTATTTCATATTTACTCCTCTAAAAGTTTTAAAATTTCTCTTTCAAGCTCACAGTCTTTGTATTCTTCAACAAAAAAATTATACTCCGCATTATAAGAAATGCCTCTAAAGTCTATAAAGTCAATCCAACCATAACCTTTTATTAAATAAATAAACTTTATAAATAGTTTCCATATTTTAAAAGATAGTGCTGGATTAGACCTTGAATAGTTTTTGATAACTAAAAAGTTATATAAAGTTATCTGTGGATAATAAGTGTTCCAATTACTAGCCATTAAGTCTATGATAACTAAATCATACCATTTAGTTTTTATAGGTGGTTTCATATCTTCTCCATTTAAGATTTATTAAGTGAGCAGTTTTACTTCTTGCTCAGGAAGTTATAGGGGGTTTATGTCACACCTTTATTTTTTTAAGTGCTTCTCGGATTTATATACTTGCACTATAATTGATTGATACTTTTAGTTTCCAAGGAATTTGTATCTATCCTTTTTAATTCTTTATCGCCCTCAAAAGCCCAACAAGTTTTCCAGCTTTTTCGGAGTCCGTCAAGCCTAACTATCTTAAAACCTTATAGACTTTGAATAGTATATTGATAACCTTTAGACATATCTGAAACAGTATTATAGTCGAACTTAGAAGACATTAATAACATTTCACCACTTTTATAGTTTTTATAAATAATGTGTTTTTCAAATTTATAATTATTGCTTTCAAGAAAAGAATATCCAAGTTGTTTTATATATTCCTCAGCTTTTTGCAAATCAGTAAACTTTACTGCACTAAATTTATTAACCATTTATAACCTCCAAATATTTATTAGCTCTCTCGAGTTGCCAAAATCTTGGGCGAAATTTTGCCGACAGTCAAGCCTAACTATCCTAAAAACTATTAAGTTTCACATAGATTTCACATATATTTCACAATAAATACACAAAAGGTACAGTTATTTTTTATTGTACCTTTGAAGTTTTATGTACCTTTTTAGTAAATTAACTATGTACCTTTATATCTCGCCCTCAATATATCGCCCTCAATATTACGCACGAACAATTTTTCCGTTAAATATTTTATTATCTAATAGTATTATCAGGTAACGAAGTCCTAACGAGTTACCTCTAAGAAAGGTTACGAGCTTGGTAACGACCAAGCGAGTATCATAACTCCCGGTCTCCTGAAGAACATAAAAAAAGCTCCCAAGTAAATTAATACTTGAGAGCTTAAAAAGTTTGAAGTTAGCTAGTAGCTTCTGGTTTTATGTATGAGTTCTTAGATTTAAGAAACTCTTTGATAAAAGCCTTATCAAACTTTTTATTTATTGCATCTTGAATCATCTTAGATACACTATGTCTAGTGTATTTAGCTGGATTAAGAGGAATAAAAGTATTATAAAGATGCAATGCAAAAGTACCTTTTAAAGCACCTTTACCAAATCTGAAATTCATATAGTCATTAGAGACATCTATGTTTTTCATAGATTTGGTTACTGACTTGATAAGCTGTTGCTTATACAAAGCAATTAAATAATTGCATTGCGACTCTGTAGCACTACCATCGGCTACATTGGTTATTTGTGAATGTAAATTGTCATTAGACATAATATACCCCGTTTAAGTTTAAATTAAAATTACTATCGTTAGATAGCACCTTTGCATTTGTAATTGAGTTCTGTAAAAGAACCAAATATGCAGTTACAACTGAATAGACCTCCCAAGTCTTTTGAGTGTCTAAATCGATGATATGTATAATTAATTGTTTCATAAAACCTCCTACAAAAACAATAATACTTTGTAAACCTGAAAAACTTTAAAGTAACGGAGTGTAACGGAGTGGTCTTGTCAAGGATTGCTTTAGCAACTTGCGTAAGTCCTTGCGGGAACTTTAAAGTTTTTCAACACTTTCATATTGTTTTAGGGGGTTTTATAAGAAACAATACATATCTGAGATTCTCAAAAGACTTGAGAGACTTCTGTGTCTGCAAAGGTGCTATCAAGTCATAGGTAGTAATTATAAGGTCTTCAGAGTCGCAATGAATTGCTTTGTGTTTCAAGTCAGAGCTCTCAAAGAATAGAGACTTGATAGCTTTCTAGCCTAGGGGGAGGCAGGAGACCACCCCAGTCCACCCATGTATCTATAGCATACTCATACAAAATCTAGCAGTTTCTCCGTAAACCAG